ATTATAACGCTTGTAGTAATCCAATTCCCTTATCTTCAACAATTCCAAATACATTTTTCCAGAAATGCCTCTTATGTGCCTCTTGTTGCCTTTCCCCATAACAGTAACAAGATAGGCATCGCTCTTAGGATCTTTAGTGATATCGCTCCATCTGAGATTCAACAATGAAGACTTACGGAAGCTGGTTTTGTATGCCAACTTAAACAGCATGGATTTTTCATAACCTTTAACCTGTTTCAGCAGCAATTCCGCCATTTTTTCTGCTTCGTCCAAATTTAGTTCGCCGTATGATTCAGAATCTTCGGGTAAGCTTTCAACTTGCATGGTCTTCATTTTGCAGGCGTACTCGTTCCGCTCGAAGAAATCGAATAAACTGACGATACATGCGATAGTTGAATTCACCGTAACATTCTCATATTTTTCCTGAAGAAATAATTGGTACTTGATCATGTCGGCGTTTCTGAATCCAAGTACATCTGACTTATTCAGATCCTCGATTTCCTTACCTCTGAAATACATGAAAAATTGGCGAACGCCTCTCAGGTATTTGACCCGCGTTTCCTTGCTATTGGCTCCATGCTTATTAAGCCACGTTTGAATATCCTCATGCACTGTTTCCTTATTTAATCCAACCACATTATTAGTTTGAGTATTCATTGTCTGTCCCTCCATTTTAGGATGTGTTTTCCACCTCCTTGATATGGATTATAGCATCCATGCCATAATAAAGTAAACACTATTTACGTATTTTAACTTCTTATTACCAAAAACTATATTCCTCTACATCATATTCTCTTTTCTGTAATGCCGCAATTATGCTTCTCTTCGTTAGTGAACTCGGTTTATAAGATATGTCTCCACAAAGACTGGTGATTGTAGGAGCACTTACTCCACTCCACTTTTGAATATCTCCGTGTGAAATACCGTTTGCATCTAAGAACTTACCTACTTTCGTGCGCTCTCTACCTACACCTTTTCCCCATATCGTACCAGCCATATTGTTTGCCTCCTATTGCTTGATAACAATAGGATGGACAGGATAAGACAAAAATATACACACCTTCTGCATATTTTTTGGAATATGGACAATCCGAACTCAAATAACCTTAACTATCAGCGGCAACATATTATCCACATATTGAGCAAACAGACGGAATCGCGAATTGGATATTATGCAGATAGGAGGTAAGAATCTTGCTTACAGTTGGAGCCGATGTAGGAAAGTTTAGAACGAAGATCAAATGGCGGGGAGGTGTTAGGGGGCATCTTTCGAAATTGGCGACTTACAGGGAAGTTAAAGACAATTTGGTGTTAGATGATAACAATATCGTTATTGAATATCGAGGTCAGGCATATATAGCCGGTGATTTGGCGGATCGTGAAGCTCAAGTGTTTCTCAATAGCCCGGATCTTTATAAGTCCAATGTGGTTATGTTGCTGAATCTTCTTATTGAGTTATCGCGATTACCATCCACTGACTTCAATATCGTTATTGGGAATCCGTTTGGCATTAATACGGATAAGGAACGTAAGGCGCTTAAAGAACTACTAGTCGGAGTAAAGGAATTTAAGGTAAATGATAAACGCCATCAAATCAACATTCGAAACGTTGGCGTATGTGCTGAAGGTCTTGCTGCTTACTACTCTGATCCCGCCTTACCTGATGACTTGAATATTTGGGATTTTGGAAGCTCGACTATTCATGGCATATGTATTCGTAAAAGGAAACTGGTCGATAAACGCAGTCATACTTTTGATTTCGGATTCGAGTCTTTGCTAGATAACGATTATAAATCGCTTATGCTTTCGCTAAAATCACAAATGGAGAAGAAATGGAACGACTCGAATCGTAAAATATTGTGTATTGGTGGCAAAGCTCCAGATATGTTCAACCATGTTCGTGAACATTACCCGGAAAACAATGCGACAATGCATAATAACTACGAGTTTGGCAATGCAATAGGCCTATTTAATCTAGGAGTGGTCGCTTATGAAAGAACAGCAGCAGATTAATCTACAAGTGTCGTTAAATCCCGATAACAAGAGCCACATGGACTTATTGAAATGGATCAATGTTGAAACAACAAATAGGAGTTCCTTTATAAGAGAAACCCTATTTATGCGTATGGTTGGGTTTATTGGAAGTATGGGAAACAATGGAGCTGCTGTCTCGTTGGAAGATAACGATATAAGCATGGAAGAAGCATTATCCATTATTCAAGTCTAAGGGAGACTGATCACTATGTATAACAATAAATTTATCCAACTGCTCGTTGATTTGCAGAAGAAAGGAACATACGTGTATCTAACCGATGCAGGATATATTGAGTTTCTTAAAATGCTTCATGATGAAAAAATCATCATGGAAAAAGAGGCAATATAAATGGTGATATGTATGAAATGAGAATGAGATAAGACGCAAAAGGAGCGCAGGTTCTCATAACCTCGCTCCCATGCGCGGATCGCGAAGGCGACCGCTTTACCCCAGCGTATGCAATACGGCTTGTCTAAAATGCAAGTCCAATCATTATTTCATATTTAAGTAAGTCATAATTGCACCGAATGCTCCACCAATTACTGTCAATGCGAAACCAACGATAAACCCCATTACAATACCTCCTCTTATAGATTTGTTTTCAGTAATAAGTATTGTCACCAATTCTCAAGTCAGATATGCGAACGGGAGTGATGAAAAATGAGTAAGACAGTGACTCTTGACTGGAAACAATTTATAAACGGAAATATCATTCCAAAAGAGAAACCTGATATCAAACTCTTGACCGGGGCTGCTTCGTACATTCCAGCAGTGATGATGACACAAGCAACCAATGATTCAACTTGGACGGAATTGTTGGGTACTGTTCTCGATATTGCGAATTGGCTTTGTGTGGGAGTGATTATTTTCGCCGGTGTAACGTGGATGTTTGGAAATAGAACGAAGGCCTTAGAATTACTTATGGGAGCTTGTGCGGGAACTCTCATAATTATACATGCAGTAGATATTAAAGATTGGTTGAACACTCTGTAGGAGGGATGGAAATGTTGCTTCGTATTAACGGCTTCCCCATTTCCTCTCCCTTTGGCTCCGTCGATTCCGTTCATAAAACTCCTCATTCGGGCGTGGACATTGCTATGCCCGAAGGCACTCCTCTTCATGCTATTTCAGATGGAGTGATTTCCAAGGTAGATATTATTGGTGATCGCGATATCGGTAGAATGGTTCGTATTGATACAGACGGTGGAGATGTAATCTACGGACATATGTCACAGGTAAGTGTAAAAATAGGCGACCATGTTCATGCTGGCGACATTATTGGACTTAGTGGTAATACAGGGCATTCTACAGGCCCACATCTACACCTACAAGTAATTTCCGATAGTGGCACACTTGTAGATCCAACTCCAGCAGTTTCAGCAGCATCAGAACCGGGATTCTGGAGCGGTTTATTGGATAAGGCAAATGACTTTTCAGACTGGTTTGTAGGTAAAGAAGCTGAATTACTCGTTAAGCCAGCAGGAAATGTATTTATGGCAACGATAAAGCATTTCTTTGAAATCATAAATGTGTTTTCTGCAGAGATTATTACTTTAGGTGTTTGTGGTTGTGCTATTGGAATTATTGTAAGTCCGCTAATAGGGAGCACCAAATGGTTTGGAAGACTGTTTCTGGTTTTTTGGGGCGGTGTAATCTGGAGAATGGTCACTTGATGAAAGAGGTGTCATGTGAAAATAGATTCTAAAAAGATTAAGAAAGTCGCGACTAAGACCTATAAGGTCGCACAAAAAGTCACGAAGAAAGCCGACAAACTAACATCAAAATTGCTCTCAGGATTAAAATGGTGACTAACTTAAAGTGGAAACTGTCTTTATCAATGGGGTTATCCCTCACTTTTCTCTGTTTGGGATTATTCACACCTTTACCAACATATCTACTGATGGTTGGCAGAATGTCGTTAATGCTGATGAATCGATTTATTAAGTAATCTATTGGAGGGCGGATATAGTGATTGAACGTGGTAAATCAACATATACAGTTTTTAGAATTATACCTCATCATACTGTACTCAATTCGTCCTCCCGTAATTTCCAACGATCCCTATACGAATTATTTTCTGTTCGCTACAAACCACAAAGAAATGGATTCCATATCGTCTATAAACCCACTCCTGACTTTTGGTGGATTACAAAACTCTCTGCGGAATCAATTGAGTTTTACTGTGCTATGCCTAATAATTTCTCGGAATCGTTCAAGATAAAATTTCGAAATCATGATCAGTGGAGAAAATCGACTTTAGAAGAGGTTGAAGATTTTGAGTTATCCAATGACGAAAATACTGACCTGTACGCTCTCAAGTATAAGCGACATGATGTATTTTCACTTGATGTCGACTATTCAGAACAGACTACACCCCTTCGTAATGTAATGGGAGTTGTAAATGAATTAAGTGAAGGGGAATCTGTTTCTGTATTCATACGAAGTGAAACGATGTCTAGAGGTAAGTGGAAAAAACTATCCGACTATGCTTGGGAACAATGGGATAAAGGTGGCATCCCCTATCGTGCAGGATTCGATCCAATTAGAATGCTTAGGAGTCTCACCAATGGAATCACTTTTATATTCTTCGAAGTGAAATCTGTGGTTGAAGATGTTATTACGGGATTTGAACGAGCATTCTTTCATCGAGACGGTAATTCACAAAGAAAGTCAGAACCAATCAAACTAATCAATCCTGATCGAGCTGAACTTTTGGTTAATGGTGATGTTTCCACCGTCTCAAAAAACAAACGGAATCTTCCTGTATTCAAAGCCTCCATTCGTTACACGATCACATCACCGGATTCAGTAAAAAGAGAAATGCTTGCTCGGTCAATAGCGGGAGCGTACACCATAGTTTCTGAGAAAGGTAAATACCATGACAACAGATTGGAAATGGTAAAGGTTAATATTCGAGCCAAAGAAGCGTTAAATGATTTGCGCAATTGGAGAATAAAGGATATGTCTCCCAACCTAATGAGTGTCGATGAACTGGGGAAATTGCAACAACTCCCCACGTCTGAATTACAAAACGAATTTGCAAGTTCACTCATATCGAATAGTCGTGTTGAAATCGAGTTGCCTGAAGACTTCCTGAGCAATAGTGGAATACTGGCTGGAACCGCTACTGATCGTGGCGAGACACACAACATACACGTTCCAACCGCTAATAACAATCTGTTGTACGCATTTAGAGCCTTCTCCGGCTCTCCACGTATGGGTAAGGATCAATCCGTTATCAATTTTGTAGTTGAGTCATTTCGAAAACATGGGATCGGTGCAATTATCCCTGATTTCATTGATGAGCAAAACAAGGATTCAGATGGACATTGGAAAGGAATGGCGAATGCAATTCGGGATCATATTGAATCTGAACATATCATTGATTTGGACTTTTCAAATACAGCACATTCATTTTATCTTGGATTACAGACGATATTTCGCAATGTAAAAGATCCTCGCATTGCTGCAGATCTTGTGAGTGAATATTTGTCCGACTTTTTACTTGCTGACGGTGATGAAGATAAATTTCAAACACAGGAGTTCTGCCGTGAAGCAGCAAAGGCAACGATGGGCGATCTTCAGGATATGAAGAGAATGTTCAAGGATCAGAAATTCAGGCAGAAGAAAATTGGTGAACTTGATAACATTTTAGATATGGATGTTTGGTCTGACTTCGATTCCTTGACTGATAAAAACGGGATGATGTCTGGTCGCCAAGGACAATTAGCAGCACCAGTAATACGAAGAATTGATATGTTGGCAAATCGCGAATACTCCAAGCCGATGTTCTGTCAATCTAATCCAAACCCCGCAGCGGATCTCTACAAATGGATTGAACAAGGTAAAATAGTTATTCTTCGTATTAAGATGCCCCAAGGCGCAGCGATGCCAGAACCGGTTAAGAAGATATTTGCATATTGGATAGTGATGCTAACATTTCTGATTAAGTTATCGCTTGATGGCAGAGGTAAAGGAACAATTCTTGTCTTGAATGAACCGCATCAATATTTATCAGATGGTCTTGTTCATTTTATTGAGCGCATCTTCAGTGAAGCACCAAAGTATAAACTCATGTTGATTATGGCCTTTCATAATTTTGCCCAATTTAAGAAGTTCCCCGGTTTTGTCGATATCCTACTTTCCTCATCAGTCAATTGGCATCTATTCAAGAATACAAATGCGGACAGCTATAAACGGTTAATGCCTTATCTGGAATCCACATTCACAGATGCCCAACTCGCATTCGAAGCCACAAAGGCATTTCAGTACATTGGAGTGTGGCTTGATCAAGAGGGTAATTATGCTCCCCCATTTGTTGCTGATGCTCTCCCTCGTGTCGGTGATCGCTATAAGACATTAGATAATTCGGAACTGACCAAGAAGCACATTCAAATATATGGTCGTCCTACTCAACAGGTCTTGATGGAGATAAAAAATAAGAACCAAAAGATAATAATTACTCCCCCATCCACTATTTCTTCAGGCACTCAGTAGAGTGTCTTTTATTTTGTCGCGTTTGAGGTCAAAATCCATGACTAATTAATACAAATTGAACAGGTCATGGGGTTGGTTGGTATATTCCTACCCCCAGACAGAGACGTTGTAAATTAATATTAGTTTATTGGGAAATTAAAGAGTTAAAATACATTGACAAATATGTGTAAATAACTTATATTTAAAGAGGGGGAAATAGTCGCCCCAATACCTAATAAGTGGAGGTTTATTATGTGAATGAAGGTAATAAAAAAGGGGTGACAGTTAGTGCGAGTGAGCTAATTGGATATCTTGAACAAAAGATATTGGATGATAGATGCACGAATGATGAGTTTGAATTATACAATACATATCGAATCAAAGAGAACTTTCATCGTCTGAACGAAAAGAATAAAAATACATTGTTTAGTTTGAAAATGAAATATTTGAAAGAATATAAACAAAAGTGAGGTGAAATAACTGCTAACAGCAAAAGTGGGAAAGGAAATAGTTAATACAATCGACTATGATAGGGAGCAATTAAGGAAGTGGAGCGATAAAGGTATACTTAAATGTCCCGTAACTGATTTTGAAGTTCGATTGAGATGGGGAAGTATTAATATCCCCCACTTTTCTTATAGGGTCATCCCCGATTGGGATATGTCATGGTGGGAACGGGAAACTAAAGAGCATTATTTAGGCAAGAAATATTTATATCTCTGGTTAAAACAAATGTATGGAGTAAGTGACTTACGATTAGAGGGTTGGATTCCTGAGACAAAGCAGCGACCAGATATAATATTCAATTATTTTGGAAAGACATATGTACTTGAATACCAATGTACCCCTATTACTGTGAATGAGTATATAGAACGTCATAATCTCTATAAACTAAACAATATTACTGACATCTGGATACTGGGCATGGAAAGATTTAATTTTTCTGGTGGTGGAAATTTTAGGCTAAAGGCTTTAGATAAAAGACTGTTTGACAGGACAGATAGAATTTACTACTTTAACCCTTTCTCTAAATTTCTATATAAATTCAAATCGATAAACACCATATTTAAGCAACAAATAGCGGAATACAATAATCTCTACATAGACTCAGTTACCAGTAAGATCGTATTCAATACAGAAGTGACTAATAACTTTAGAAAACAATTACGTAATAATAAATTTAAGAAATTTGTTACTAATAGTACCATCGCACCTGTAACAAACAATCCTCGGAAGGTCATTGAATTAGATTTTATAGATACACCAACCGAAGCACAACGAAAAATTATTGATCAAGTCACTAAGGAAGAAGAAGATCGTAGAAAATACAAATATGAGTGTTTAAATAACATTCGCAAAAGTGTTAAGTCTAAATCAATAGTTTTTTACAACGATAAAATTTGGATTGATAAGGATAGTAAAGAAAAGGATTTTCAGTACATCATCTGTGAATATCTTGAACCTGTTTATTTGTGGAATAAAATTAAAAATATTAAATCTGAAACTATTTACATTCTGTCAAGAAATATAAATTTGGAGAGTAAAAGAAATCGAAAAATAGATAGAGAGTTCTTTTTAATGGACAACTTTGTCTATGTTTATGAAAACAAGAAACGGAGGAGAAAATAATAGGAGCGGTCAAAATTGATTTCAAAACAAAAGAAAAACCATTTGAACAAATGTCATACTCCTCTGTGGAGGATTTAGAAAAAATCATCTTCTTAATTGATCTTATTGAGCAGCAGAAGAATAAGTTTAACTATGAAGCAATGGCAGTATATTTGGATATTATGAATATGACAACAGGCTCTCCTTTCGTTAGAGAATGCATAGATATTCATCTTGGCAGAAAACCAACAAAGAATACAGATCATGAGACAATTGAAACTGTCGCAGCAAGAATGAATGTCAATGTAGAGACATGCACTCAAAGAATCCAAAAAGAATTAATGAGAATCGTTAGCAAAAATAAAGAAATGTGGACGAAGACCATAGGCGAACAAAAGCCTTACATATTGAAAGAAAAAGACGAGGGACACCATCTAGAACATGAAGACAGGGAATTTGAAAATATTAAGCTAGATTACTTAAGAAAACATGATATTCCTACCTTTAAATATCCAGAAGTTACAACGCCTGATGATCTCAGGGAAATGATTGAGTTTCAGAAATTTAACGAACAGAAATTAAGCGAATTAAATAAAACTAAAAAGAAAACCTTTCAACAAAAGGGTGAATTGAAGAAACGTATTAAGTGGAATAAAGAAATGTATCAAGATATAGAAATATTAAAACACCATTATGGTATCACTAATGAAATTGAATCTGCAAAAAACAAGGGAACTACAACAAAGGTTGAAACACATCTTGAAGAATTGGGTAAAGGATTCGATGAATGGGACTTTGTTAATATTAGAAACATAGCTGATAATATTTTAACACCGAAGCAACAAATAGTGTTTAGCCTTTACTGCATTGATGGATTTACTCATCAAGAAGTTGCGGATATTCTCGGAGTTGATCGCAGAAACATTACGGACGATATTCAGCGCATTAAGGATAAAATAAGAAAAAATGCATAAGTTTATGCTTTTCGCTTCAACTGTACCCTATATATGAGAGGATGAATTTCCAATAGGTGAAATTAAAACTTTATGACTATGATGATGAAAAAGGGATAATCAATCTCGATAGAAATAAGTTATTCAAAGATAGGTTGAAATTAATTAACGAAGAGTTACTTTCAATTAAAAGGTATCAAGATTATTATTGCAATTCCAAGGAAAGATGGCTCGGAATTAAAATAGTTAATTGTCCACACAAAAACGAAACAGTGAAATATACGCTTGATTATGTTTCTGGTTATCTCCTCAACTCAAGAGATTTCAATATCAATGATAAAAAGAAGTTGTATCTTGAAAATTTACAGTTGGGCAAGGAAAATAAGTTGGCATCAAATGTTCTTTATAGAAAACCGTCAAAGTCATTTAAGCCCTCAAAGAACTTTGTTGTAATGGTGAACGATGCTTACGAACATCATCTATCTAAGTGCGTTGAAAAATACAGTAATGCTCTCAAATATAGCGACCAACCAAATACACATACATATTGTGCAACAAAGACTACCAATGATTTACAACGATTAAAAGAAATTATGATTGAAATTAAGGCATTGATAAACGAATCCTCGGAACTGACTGTTCAAAACTGTAACAATAGAAACAGAATCAGAGATATCTACAAAGAATGCCAAAACAAAAAAGACGTTGTTGATGAAGTAAAAAATCTAGCATCAAAAATCAAGATAAATAAAAAAGAAGTAAAATACATAGAAATAAAAATACACGAATTATATGAAGAATATTATTTCATTACAGAGGGAAGGGTTTATAAATAATCTCTCTCTCCACTCTACCCAACACATGAAACGGGGTACTTTATGAACTATTGCTTCGATACTAACGCTTTAATTTTACATTCTGACTTGCTTGATATAGACGGTCAGATCATAATCCCTGAAATTTGCTTGCACGAGTTAGACAAACTCAAAATGGGCTTCAATGATACTGCCTACCGAGCAAGGCAAGCAGTTCGTAAGCTCAAGACTTTAACCAACGTTGAATATGATTTTGAATTTGGTCGTAAGCACCCTCTACTCGCTTCTGGTAATTTTATTTATGACGACATCATAGTCGAATGTGCAAAGAAGCATGAGGCCATATTGGTTTCAGGTGATTATCTAGTTCAGTTAAAGGCAAAGTCGATGGATATTCAAGTTTATCATTCGGATGAAGCAATTTCAGATAATTATTCAGGATATTTAGAAGTAAATTTAAGTGAAAATGAGATTGCTACCTTTTATGAGAATCTAAGAAATAATACATATAACTTGTTGAAGAATCAGTACTTAGTGCTGCGGGATTTGAAAAATGAATTAGTTGACTTGTTCAAGTGGAATGGAGAATTCCACTCAGATGTAAATCAAAAAGGCTTTACCACTAACATGTTCGGCAAGTTCAAGCCTTTTGATGAGCATCAAGTCCTTGCTCTTGATAGTATGAATAACAATCAAATGACTATGATCAAGGGTAAGGCCGGTAGCGGTAAGAGTTTAGTTACCTTAAACTATGCGTGGCAACAGATTGAAAAAGGAAAATATGATCAACTAGTTATTTTTAGCAATCCAGTTGCCTCTAAGAATAGCGCTAAACTCGGGTTTTATCCGGGTACAAGGAATGAAAAATTACTCAATAGTCAAACCGGTACAATGCTTTCCAGTAAATTTGGATCAACTTCTGAAGTAGAAAGACAAATACTATCGGGCAAGTTAACCCTCCTTCCGTTCTCCGATATCCGGGGATTTGATACAACAGGAATGAAAGCAATCGTTTGGTTCATTGAGAGTCAAAACTTAGACGTTGAGCTGATGAAAACAGGAATTCAGCGCTGTGGAGACGACTCAAAAGTGATAATTGACGGAGATTATTATGGGCAAGTTGATTCCGATTCTTACTCTGGATTCAACAATGGGATGAGACGTGTGTCGGAAGTTTACAAGGGACAAGATTTTTACGGAGAAGTTGAGTTGGTCAATATACATAGAAGCAAGTTGGCGATGATTGCGGATCTGATGTAAAAAATAAAAATACAAGGGAGAGATTATTGAATGGCAGAGTATATTCAATCTTATAAGGCAAAAGGTGTTCTATCTGTTCTAGACAAAAACCTGACGGAAACTAAAAAAGAAGGCATCTTCACACATGATCTCGAAGCAGCATTCAGACGTTTCGAGGGACAAGAAATTCAAGTATCAATTACTACCAAAGAAGAAGTTGTTCCTGTTGATGCTGAAGCAACGGGAGAGTGATTGATATAACTCCAGATATCAAACGTAAAGACTCAGAATCAAATGAGCGCTATCTACTTAGAATTGGCGACAATAAAGATACGTTAGGACTCTCTTGGCAAGGCGTTGCGGATTTGATGAATGAGTCGTTGAGCGAAGACTACGGTGAAAGTAAATGGCGTAAAGATTACTATCTCCTTAAAAAGGGCTTTGATTTAGCCATCAAAGAAAGCGTCACTGAAAATGAACTCTTAAGAGAAATTCAAGATCAGACCATAGAAGCACAAAAGGTTAAATTCCAAGTACAAGATCAACGTAGACTATATACCAATGAAATCAGGCAACAATCTAGAATTGAACATTTAATTAAAGACGAATTATACAGAGGCATTATTGATTTAGCAAATGAAAAGCCGTTAAACTTCTCTCCTCCCTCCACTTCTGATTCAGTTGTTACTGCTAATGTTTTGTGGTCTGATTGGCACGTTGGCAGTGAGTTCAGCAACAGTCTGAATAGATACAATATAGACATTTTTCGCAAACGTCTTGAGAAACTTGTATCGAGTACAATTGCATATGGTAAAAAACATAATGTAGGTAGACTAACAATCGGAGCACTCGGAGATTTCATTTCGGGTGCTATCCACGTATCGACTCGTGTTCAATCGAGCGAGGATGTAATTCGACAAATTCAGATCGTTGCAGAAGCCTTGGCTGAGTCCATTGCAGAGATTTCTAAACACTTCAATCGAATTACTTTTATTAATATTATAGGTAATCATTCTCGTGTGGTTGCAAATAAAACCGAATCAATCTTTAGAGAAAACCTTGAATACATAATTCCTTGGTATTTGGAATCCCGGTTAAAAGAGTTCGCCAGTGTAGATATACATAAAGATGATGATGGAATTTATATTGATGAGAGATATGACGAGCCTCATATTTACATTCATGGTGATTTAGATCATGTGTCGAGTGTTGCTAAAACCCTTCCACAAATGCTCGGATTCGTTCCAAGATATATCTTCTGTGGTCATATACACCATGACACAGTTAAAGAATTTGGAAGAACAAAGGTAATCTCGAACGGCAGCATGATCGGAATCGATGACTACGCTATAGCCAAAAGGTTCTATGCGGAGCCTATGCATAAGATGCACATATTTGATGGTTCAAGGATTGAATATACAATTGATATTCTGCTTAAATAAAGGAGTAAAAATATAATGGGAGATATCCTGAATTTCAAACCACCTGAGTCCAATCACGAAGAACATTCCTGTCCTGATTGCGATGCCCGAAACGAAATTGTGAGTATTGGATTTCACCAGATCCTCGATGCTCTCAAAAATGAGAATATGGATAATCAGATTGACGGTGTTCTAGACGCTCTTAGAGAATTATATATTGCTGCTCATGACGAAGGACGTAGAAACGCATACTTTGATCTTATTGGGTACGCCGGACATAATATTGATGAAATCGATTCCGCTGAAGGCGATTAATAAAGTGGTGTTTCGCCACCAATTTAAGGGCGAGTTTTAAAGTTGGTGAATCGCAACCATAAAATGTGATCGGTAAGGACGTTGTGACTAGCAGCGTCCCTCTACCCTCTAACAATAGGAGGGTTTTTTGCTATGAATGAAGACGATGATATTCTTGGTGATTATTTGATTGAAGAAGAATCCGATATTACTCACGTTTTACTCCCGAAACTGAATATCGACCTAGAGCGGACGTTCGATGATTACTACAAACTACTTAAAAAGTGCAGAAATAAAGGACAAATTTTAACTGTGTTGCAAGAGTTTTATGTTTATATCAATACTATTTCTGTTTTAAGTCATGAGATTGGTCATTTACAGGATCGTGCTCAGGAGCTTGAGATTATGATGTTGGGATTGGACAGTAGGTAGAAGATAAAAAGACAGTTTTATTGTCAGAATTGGAGGTAGATTTAGCAATGAGTTACACGAATTTAACAGGTATCATAGACCTGCATAATCAAGTGGTTGCTCCTGCGAATGCACAATACAATGTTGGAAGTTACAGGACATTGACTGTTGAGATATATGGTACAAGTACAAGCCGAACAATTAACTTCTCGTCTATTGGTTTTAGTGGGAATCCATATCCGCTTTCCGGTGTTCGCCTATCCGATCTTAATGTTGCAACTTCTACAACGGGTACAGGTGAGATCTGGAAATTTGAAGTAGCCGGTATAGATTTCATAAAGATTGATGTGGCTTCAGTTGCGGGTGGAAACGTATCGGTGAAAGGCAGGTTCGTTGCCTAATGGCTGATTTAATTTCCATTGGACTTGCTAGTAAAGCTATCGGGGATGTTACGAGATTGAAATCTGTCTTACCTCCCAAACTCCAACCGTTACCAACTGTAATGACATCCTCTCCCACTGTTGTACTCGGCACTGCTAATGGTACGAGCCAAATTACAAATAGTGTTCATGTATCGTCAGTAAATGGATCTTCAACCGTTCCCTTATATACTTATAATGGTGATTGCCGAGTTGGATCAGGATATCCAGATGAACTTTTTGTCGTAAACAAAGCCGTAACAACCACTAACTCCTTTGGTAGTTTTTCGGTTGAATTCTGTGTCGATGGAACACAGTTTGAATGGTATCAAAAAGGATTGGGTGGAAGGTATCGGTTATCAGTAGACGAGGGATATGGGTATCAATATGTAACCGCCACTCCGCAAAATGCCGCAACTCAAGACGGAAATCTATACTATACACTCGTTACATTTTCTACAAGATTACCAAGAAAGATTCGTCTTGAAATCGACAGTGGATATTTTGGTGGTGTTAGAGTCGGCCCAAATGACACAGTTTTTCCTGTAACCAGACAATTAGGAGATAGGGCTATCTTTCTAGGTGATTCATTTACTGAAGGAACAGGAGCAACAGCAAGTTTTACTTCTTATGCCAATGTAGCGTCACAGTTTTTAGGATGGGAATGTTGGGCTAGTGGTTCAGGTGGGACAGGATACATCGCCACAGGTAGTACCGGTAGGGTTAAATATCTTGACCGTGTTGTCCATGATGTCATTGGCTATAATCCCGACATAGTTATTGTAGAAGGTGGAACAAATGATACAGCGAGTGCCAAAGCAACCGTTCAAGTCGCAGCTACTACTCTCCTTCAAACTATTCAAGCAGGATTACCAAGGGCTAAGATATTTGTCTTAAGTAACTTTTCAGTTCAAGGCACAAGCGCCGCAATTACAAATACTAGAGATGGTATTAAGGCGGCAGCGCTTGCTTGTAAATTACCATTCATCGATTCTCTTGCAGGGATCACCTACGATGCTAAGGGAATTGCGCTCACTCCATTTGCATCTGGAATGTGGTTCACTGGATCTGGTAATACTGGCGCGACTCAGGCCACAGGAAATGCCTCATACTATACGTTTACAGATGGTGGTCATCCAAGCCCTGCAGGACACAGATATCTTGGTGAGCGTATTGCATCCGAGATTTTTAGAATTTTGAACAATTGATAAAACAGTAGTTTTATTGTGAAGTTTTCAAATCGAGGAGATAACCATTGCACGGTTGTCTCTTTTCTTTTGCAAATTTTATTGGAACGGAGAACTCTCGTTGGTAAGGGTTCGTAAACAGGTACCTCTCCCGCCTATCCGTTCCAATTTTTAATTAGGGAGATCGTAAGTTGAGAGGTGAAAAAAATGGGGAGACCAAGAAAGAACTCACTAGATATAACGGTTCCAAAACAGAAAAAAGAGTGCATTAAATGTAAGTTATCAAGAAGGTTGCAAGATTTTTATGTTAGCAGTAGTGATTTATACATAGATGATGGACGTTATCCAGTATGCCGCATTTGCATAAATGAAAAAATTCCAAAATGTGATCCACAAAGCGTTGAATATTCTGAAGCAATAAAATCAGTACTAGCCGAATTGAATAAGCCATTCATAGTTATAATGTGGAAAAATTCAATTGAAGAAGCTTCAAAATTAAACCGTAAAGAAATACTAGGTGTGTATTTGAAAAACATCGCGCTAAATAAACTTACTAAGAATCTTACATTCCGTGAAAGTGAGCAGTTTGATGCAAACTCTTCTACTCCATCAATTCCAGTTCAAAATCCAATAGATACGGAAACTGTAATTGTAGATATTGAACTATCTCTTGAAGATTTACGATCAAAAGATGACTGTATCAAACTTTTAGGCTATGATCCGTTCGCTGGATACGCTCCTTTCGATCAAAAGTTTCTATATGCAGAATTAGTACCTTATCTAGATGAAGATACCCTAGAGGATCAATATAAAATATCAGTTATTATTCAACTTCTTAATAACTCGAATCAAATAAGAAAAATGGATTTAATTATTAATAAATTAAGCACCGATCAGGAATCACTACTCAATAATCATGCTCGAATTAAGGATTTAAGCGGTATTAAAGCTACCATAGCTAAAAACAACAACGATCTCTCAAAGGAAAACGCTATAGCTATTAAGCATCGCGGTGATAAAAAAGCCGGTAGGAGTACATTAGGATATATCATGAAGGATCTTCGTGACCTCGGCTTTGAGAATGCCGAAGAAGATTATTATGACATGAAACGTGCGTATGGAATGAAAGTTACGGCAGATATAAGTAATCAAAGCATCATCTCTCAATTGAATTTTGATGAGAAGGATGTTGAGGACATGTTTAAACAACAACGAGACATGATTCTAGAACTTCAAAATAAAAACGAGGAACTCGAAGAGCGATTACGCTTGTCACAAGATGAACTTAAAAAACTGAAGAAGCTAAGTAAATAATTAGCTTTGTGGGGGTGAGTTATTGGCAGCACCGAAAAAAAGGTCAAAAGAATTCTTGTCTTATAGAAAAATAGAACTCTACAACAAAAACGCGGATATCATTAAATATTGGAGACGTAATCCAGTCATAGCTTGTGAAGATATTCTTGGCATAAAGCTTCTGGATTCTCAAAAATATATACTTCAAGAATCTTGGACAAAACCTTATGTAATTTGGTGCTGCTCTTAGCGAACTAGAAACTTCGGTAAGAGCTTTTTAGGCTCCATTTTTATGATTCTAAAATTCCTGTTGTTTGAAAATCAACAAATTTACATAATCTCATCGGTTGGATCTCAATCGCAAGAAACATTTCTTAAGATAGAAAAAATAGCAAAGCAACGCATTGAATCTACAAAGTCACTAAAAGACATCTTCCGTAACGAAGTGGTCACGAGTCCAGCAAACCAAGATGGATTTACTCATAATCCTGCCAGTTTCCACACTACCTCCTACAATGGTAGCGAAATCTTCACATTGAATGGAAACCCGGATAATAACCGAAGCAAACGTGCTACTCTGGTGTTTTTTGATGAGGCCGGTTTCTCGTCCGATGAAATTGTCATGATATCTGAAGCCTTCGCTACACAAGATAGTAATTTCGCAACCTCTACTGATTCTGATTTTAATATGGACACTCTTAAAAAGAAAACACCAACTCAACTCGTGTACGCATCATCTGCGAGTGATGTTGATACTATTTTCTTCAAAAGATATAAGGAATTCGCTAAAAAAATGTTCTTAGGCGATGACAGATACTTTGTAGCGGATATCCCTTGTGACATACCTCTCGATCCTCTAATGGACGGAGAGAAACACGCTCCCCTTCTAAAGAAAGAACAAGTTGAAAACGCGATGAAGACAAATCGTGAAAAAGCATTGAGAGAATATTACAATCGGTTTACTACCGATGGTGGTGACGCTCAAGTATTTAAGCGTGGAGTATTGGTCAGAAATTCAACAAATCAAATACCTTTGATGTTTAATCCTACTAATCGAGATAAATTTGTTCTTGCCTTCGATCCAGCACGGAGCTACGATAATTCAATTTGCTCTGTAATGAGAATTAGAAACGATCCTAATATTGGTTACTACGGTGAAATTGTCAATTGTGTTAGTTTCGTAGATGTTGAAAAGAAGAAGAAAACTCCCATGAAGACACCTGATCAAATTGAATATTTTAAATCCATGCTTCTTAATTACAACGGAAAGAATCCTGATTATGAAAATATAATGGCTGTCATGTTTGATAGCGGAGCTGGTGGCGGTGGTATCAGTGCCTTTGCTGATAATCTACTCGAAAGTTGGACGGACTCACAGGGATTAACACATAAGGGATTAATCGATTTATCACATGAAGAATATAAGTCACATGAAGTAAAATATCCCAACGCGGTTAACAAATTGCGTTTAATCACGCCTCATAAATTGAAGAAGCAAATGGTTGAAGAGTTAAAGGAGCTTTTAGAACTTGATCTTATCAAATTTACAAAAGAATATGATGGAAAAGGCCACATTAACTTAATAGTTGATGATGATAAGACAAGAGACATTAAAGAACACCGACTCTCATTAGAAGAAGAAATTGCACTTATAAATATAGACATAATGAAAGAAGAAACAATAAGCATACATCGCTTTAAATCATCGAATGGTAACGTTAGCTATGAACTGCCCAAAGATAAAGAAAATAAAATAGGTGATGATAGATTCTTCACACTTCTACTGCTTGCTCATTTTCTTTATGAATTAAGAAGAGAAAATATAACTAACAATACAATTAATGATGATGATTACATGTTCTTTATGTCTTCTGGATTCAATTAGAAAGGAGGTCTCCCCATTTCAATATCAGTTGAGAATCAAGAAATTGATCCTCTATTAGAACTTTGCAATATGACGGACTTTATCACACAGTATGGAAATTCATCCTCGATGAATGACGTATCTCTCACAACACTTTATAACTATTTGAAAAATCCATATAAGAACGTAAAGGAAATTCGTAAAGCATCAAAATATCTTGTTAATAAACACGGAGTTTTGAAAGATGTTCTAAAAACATTTAAGACTCTTCCAACGTTAAACTTTCATATTGCTTGGTCAAATTTTGATGATGTCAAAAAGATTAAGAGATATGAACAAAAGATAGTTGAATTCCTTGAGGAAACAATCAATGTAAAAGCCCTAGTGAGAGACGGTCTCTATGAAACCGGAGAAGTTGGAACAATTGTAATGTGTTTGAGGAATAATTCATATGTACAGTTTCTAGACTTGGATGATTTACGAATAAGGAAACAAAGAAATGGTAAATGGGTTGTAGAGTTTGACTTATCAAAAATTGATATGCAATTGCCCACTACTGGTAAAGCATACGAGATAGAACGAATTATTGAAGCCTTGCCCGATGAAGTCACTATTGCTGCTTACAATCAATACAAAAACAAAGGTGACGATTATAGATTCGTTGAGTTGTCTAATTGTGACGTAGTTGCCATTGATAACAATCGGAATACGCCTTGGGGTTTACCCATGACAATGGGTGCTTGGAGTTCTTTGATTCAAAAAGAAATCATTTCTCGTGTTGAACGTAGCATGGCAGACAGATTGATTAAGCAGATATTGATTCTATATGCTGGATCAATTACTGGTGCAAAGGATACATATAAGCCAACACCTACTCCCCTCATTCAACATTACTTCAAGGAGTTGTCAGCATTGCTTCAGAAAAAGGAAGCAACAAATGGAACCAATGCATCATCCGCTGATACAAGTGGAACTGGTTTGATTGCTCTTCCTGATTTCTTCAAAATTGAAGCATTGAAAATTGATAACACTATGTTTACTAAGGATCTTTACTCAAAGATTAACTCGGATATATTTATGAACTTAGGTGTCTCTGAAGCTTTAGTATACGGTGCTGGAGCCAACTATTCATCAGCCCAAGTTAATAGTGAGAAGTTAAGTAGATACATATTTGCAGTACTTGAACAATTCGAAACCATTATTAATCGCTATATCAAAGACCTCCTCCCTACATCTCTAAGTTGTAGGTTTTATTTTGATCGTACAACCATGCTCGATAAGGATAAGCATATTGATGCTTGTAAGGAATTCTACATGCAAACAGGTCATTTTGCTCCTTGGGCTGAAGCCCTACTTGGAATTCCCTACGGTTATGTGTTGGGTTCGATAGAGTACGAACAAAAGGTATTGAAGATTCAAGATATTGTTAAGCCTCCACTCAATGCACATACAATGACTCCTGATGGAAAAGGTGGAGCACCGACAAAGAAAGATGGCAACTCTAATACTAGTAGAAGCAAAAGTTCGGGCGGGAATTCCAGTCCATCCCCAACTGATTGAGGGTGAATAATGATTAATTCTATTCCTAAGAAGATCGAGTGTTCGTGCCTTTCTAAAGAGAACAACAAAATACTCTTTTTCGAATTCGGTCAAACCATTAATTCGGTAGAGGGAGGTGAGAAAACTGAAGAAAATTGCAGTCAATCCTGTAATTGTAGAATTAAATGAGACTTCTAATTCAATTTTTATGCAATTGGATATGTGTATTCTCACCAATGAGGCCAATCTGAATAAAGCTCAATTTACTGATGATTTTATAGATGGCGTTGTTGATAACAAGGAAAAATATATCGGAATGCCTTTAGTGGCTTCGCGCAACAAGTTAGAAAACGGAAAATACAAAGAACTGACTCATGAATTTAACTCCAAGACAAATCAATTAAATACAGAAATGATCGGTTCCTACTCCAACTTTTGGAAAGACGAAACTGATGGAGTTTTGAAATTGATGGGTTCCGCAAAAGTATATAAACGATTTCCAGCGGTTTGCGATGCAATAAAGGAATTATACGAGAGCAGCGAATTGAAGTTTAGTTGTGAAGTACTCGTATCGTCCTATGGAGAAAATGCAGAAACAGGCGTTCGATCAATTCCTTATACTGACGGAACAACTATAAATGAATTATTCGGAAATTGTCTTGTCTCCTATCCTGCTGAAGTACGAGCCTCTGCAACTTTGCTTATTGCTGAAGCACTGGAGAAGGATTTAGGTAAGGGTGTATCGGATTTCAATAAAGGCAATGAAATTACGTCACATATTGAATCTGCCTCTATCAAAGCAGATGACATTTCGGCTCAAATTTACAATATCCTAAACCCTATCAATCCCCGGACTGAATACAGGGATTATAGATACTGGATTCGTGATTTATATAACGACAAAGTTATTATTGGTGATTGGAATACTTATGAGACATATTGGTCTGCCAATTATTCAATTCAGAGCGATGTTGTAATCCTAGATGCGGAATCAGTTTGGGTAGAAGGAAAAATTGGTTTTATTCCTAATAGCGTAAATATAAATACACTCCTGTCAGAGAAAGATTCTCTGCAAGTGGAGTTAAATAATAAAATCAATGAAATTAAGGAGGTTCAGAAACAAATGAAAACAGTTGAAGAACTTCAAGCGGATTTAGTATTGCTTGAAGAACAAAATAAGCAACTTGATTCTAAAGTTAAGGAATTGAATGATCTCGTCGTTTCCCAAGAGGGAAAAGTTAAAGAACTGGAAGCCACTGAAACAGAATTAAATGCGCAGGTAGAAGCCTTGAAACCATATAAGGAACAAGTTGAAACTGCCGAGAGCGAAGCTAAGAAAGCTGTCCTGACTGAGAAGTTTGGAAAGTTATTGTCCGAAGATACATTGAAATCGGATGAGGTAAAAACTGCTATCGAAGAACTTAACGAACAAAAACTTAACGAGATTGTCGTTGCCGAGGTTCTTAAAGGTAAAGGTATTGCTCCAGCCGCTAAAAAAGATGTTGTTGTGATTGCTGCTAAAGAAGAAGACTTATTGGTTCAAGATCGTAAATCTCGTCTCTATGCAAGCAAATAAGAATCAAAATACAAGGAGGATCATTAAATAATGGCTGCTATTATTAATCAACAATCTGATAACAACTATATCGGACATTTGAAATCCGTTGCTGCTATCGCTAACGGTACATTCGTTACCCCTAACTATGCTGCTGGCACTGCCGCTGCGGTTGTAGATGACACTGCTGGAGATGCCGCAGGTCTACTCTTCGTTTACAACGTAAATGACAAAATTGATCAAGAATTGGTTGCTGACTCGGCATTTGTTGTCGGTTCTGGTAAATATCTTCGCTTGAAAGCATTCAAAGTTGGTGAAATTTTCACCACTGACCAATTCAAAGGTACTTACGGAAGTATCACTGCTGATTCCATCTTTGCAATAGGTGATGGCGGTACTCTTGAAGCCGTTGCTGCACGTACACCAAAGATTACTGTAAAAGTTATTGAAAAAACAACTCTTTACGGTGCAAATGCTTTGAAGTTTATCGTCGTCTCTAACTAATTTAGAATATAAGGAGGATTTCATAGAAATGAGTCAACTTACTAAAAAATCTGGTATTGTAGAAATTTTCTCCAATGCGACTCTTACTCAAGGTAAGAATTTCGGAGAAGTTCAAAAGGCTGATTATGCCGATGCTGTTGAGCACGTTAAATAAATGGCATCCAACCCGAATCCTAACAACCGTTATGAGTTGATGCAATTGACATCGTTCATCGTAGACAATATCATCGATGTTCGCTTGCAATACATCAACTACATTGCTGATGTAAAAAATACTTCGTTCGATGAGCGTCCAAAATTCAAATACAAAACTGAGCAAGTAAAAGCATACTGGCAAGCAATTAATGCCACTGCTCAAAAAAGCAAAACTGGTTATGCGTACAGTGGGCTTGAAATTGAAGCTCTCTCCGCTTTCCCTGTTGCTGAATGGGCTGAGGTTGCTGCTGGTCGTTATGATTTCATGGAACTTACTCGCGATGTTGCAAATGAGTTCGAGCGCAAAGTAAACCAAAAAGTACAACAAACTCTTTATGCTACTTTTAGCGGTCTCTCTTCCCCTAACTACGCATCTGGTTCTGGTGTTGTTGGTACTACATTTGATCCATTGCTTGCTAAAATGCAACGCTTTGGTCGTTGTGCAATTGTGGGCGACTACGAAGCACTTCAAAAACTGCCAGCTCTAACTGCTCTTACTAGCCGTACTAGCGACAATATTATCGATGAAGTAAACCGCTCGGGTATTATCGGTACATATAAGAATGCTCCAGTTGTAGTTCTTGAAAATCCTTATGATGGCCTTACTGGATTCAATACAGTACTTGATGCAGGTTTGATCTATATTGTTCCTGCTATTGATGCTGCTAACAAATCCCTCAAGGTTCAATTTGCTGGATCGATTCAGCCTATGGATGGCACTAACATTGGTGATCGTTCTTATGAAATGCGTTTTGATAAGCATATGGGCGCAGGTATCGTTCCTGTTCGTCACGCACTTGCTGTATACGAAGACACTACTCTATAAAAGAATAAAATTATAACGATAAGGGTAGATGATTCTGCCCTTATTAATCCAATTGGGAGATGAAAAAATTTATGGCAGAAAAAATTAAAATTAAAAATCCAAATAAGCATATGGTTGGTATCCGCCTGATGGACGGTGTTAGGGAATTGGCTGTTCCTCCCGGAGCATCAATCCTAATCGATAAAGATGAAGTCTACTTCTTGAACAGTTTCTGCAAATTGTTTTCTAAGAAACATCTCGTCATTGAAGATAATAGTATCAATGAAGAACTAGGATATGCTGTAAAAACTGTTGACTCCTTCACTGATCAAGAGTTTGAAACGTTGCTAAAAGGCTCAATCTCCAAAATTAAGAAGGAACTTGAAGGTATCGAAGAAAAACATATTACTGATCGTGTGATTGCTGTCGCAAAAAATATTGATGACATTGCTCAAAATAAATTGAAGTTTCTTGCTGAGTGGTCTGGATATGATCTTGAGCAGTTGATCAACAAGGATGAAAAATAAGGTTGTGATGCATTATGGCTGATCCCACAACATACGAACAAATTTACGATAAATTTCTAATTAAAATTACAGATTATGAACTTGCCTCTCTGATCGATGCCGATTTGTTGAAGCAGTTAGATAGGTTTCTTAGAAATGCAATTCCAGACTTCTTGTATTGCAAACAGGATTTATCTAAGAGAAACGATGCCACCGGTACATTCGAGATTACTTTATCTGAGAGTGAACAATCGATACTGTCAAAATTTATGGTTGTTCAATGGATAAATCCACAGTTTTTACGATTAGAGAATATCCGAAACGGCGTTGGCAACCGAGACTTCCAACAATTTTCTCCCGGTAATCTAATCGATAAATTATCTAAGTTAAAGAAGGATCTAATTACAGAGGCTTGTGAGGATATGGTTTTTTACCATTTTAATGTGACTGAATAAGGGGGAGATTAATTGTCATTTATTGATGACTATAGAAGCAGAGTTAATTCTAGTTTACGAGAAAATGCTATAAGTGGCATGAAATCTAGAATCTCTAGTGGCTTTAAAGACTCCCCATCTTATCAGGAAGTTAACATTAACTCCTCCCCTACTCTAACCGGCGTATGGATAATTGATAATTCTGAAGTAAGGGATTCAAAAGAAATCTTATCTCAAACAGATAACCCTATTTATGCTGGCGACATCGTGTTTTGGGAAGGCCAGAATTGGCTGATTGTGGTCAAAGACGATATGACAGATGTGTACCATAAGGGCGCAATGTCAAAATGTCTAGCACCTCTAAAATGGCTAAATGCGAACAGTCTACCTCAAGAAACTTGGTTTACCTTTCGCTCAGATAACCTAACTAACTTTGGCGTTGATCAGGGCAGATACTTGGATGTGACCAATGAACGTAGGCATCTACTCATCCCATCGAATATTGAATCATTTCAAATTGCCAAAGATAAACGGTTTATCATTGATAATCGTGCTTGGAAAGTTGTTGCGGTTGATCGTCTGAAGCAAGGGTTAATTTATCTAGTTCTACAGGAAACCGAGATATCAGCAGCAGATAACCTCATTGACGGTATTGCAGACTACCACGGAAGTATTGCTAATTATTCGGTAACTATATTAAACGGTGAAAACTTCTCTATCCAAGCCAATCAAACACTTCAGTTATTCGCTGAGGTTAAAAACTATGACGCTATAGTAGAGAGAAATATCATCTGGTCAACGAGTGATCCAGCAATTGCTACTGTAAATGAAAGTGGTATTTTATCAGCTCATGCAAATGGTTCGGTAACCGTAAAAGCAACGTTGGAAATCGATCCTAATGTCTACGACACGGCTACAGTAACGGCACAATTTACAGTAGTCGATAATTACTCTATTGAGTTAGATGGAACGTTAGACATCATTAATGGTATGAGCAAAACTTATACGGCTACTGTGAAGAACAATCTCATCGTGGATAATACGAAAACTGTTCAATTCTATTTGTATGCCGAGGATGGCGTAAGTCCTCCAATTGCCGCTTCCATGCCATTCAACTCTACGACTCAGTGTACATTAAAGTCTAATGCCATAGGTAAGGTAAAACTAAAAGTCGTGCTAACAGGTATATTCCCTGTTTACCATAAAGTTTTCGAGATTAACATTAAGAGTCTATTGTAAAGGAGGCATCCATTGAGTAAGTTCGCTGATTTGAATGAGGATATCAATAAAACATTGTTGAAGCTAATTGATTCTCAGAATCTTTGTAAGTATCTACATTATGAATCAAATGAAAAAGAACTGCCTGATCCATTGGCTCTGCCTGACCTAACATTAGAGCAACGTGCGAAACTTATATATACTCGAATATTCCCCTATCCTAAGATACCTGATACGAAAACTGATGCCGGTAGTTACCTATCCGTTTATATGGATTATATAAAAAAAGGTGACAGCTCTCATTGGAAAGACTCAAGACTCGTGTTCAATATTATTTGTCATAACAGCCAACTCAGACTAGATGGTAAGTTGAGAACATATGGAATCTTACATGAGATTGATGAGCTTTTTAATAATCAGAGATTATTCGGAATTGGGAAGATGCAGTTCTATAGAGGATTAGTATTGCGAGTCAACGATTCATTCAGCGGGTACACGATAGAATATAATATCGTTGATTTTAGTTAGGTGATACCAATGATGAATATGGAAGACATTGAATTGAAGTTGTTGGCTGGAATGCCAATTGAGATACCTGACTGCGGGCATATCTATATGCCGACTATCAGAGAGATTATTCAATTGGGCGAGAGCAAGTACAACGAATACTTATCACTATTGTTGATTGATAGGCTGAATCTTACCGAAGATTTGGGTGAGCAATTTAGTAATTTCGATATTGTTTTCTCCAATTGCTACAACAGTCATGAATTTAAGACACAATTCTTGGATGCCGTTAATTTTATATTCAAAAAGAAAGCGCTGATGTGTGACGTAATGTCATCTTCTGAGGCTTTTTTTTATTTTGAAGACGGATTAATTGATAGGCATAATTTCAATTCGATTCAAGAGATTATTCGAATTGGAAATTGCATTTCAAAAACAGTCCGAGAAGAATATAACTTTGCAAATGACCAAGCAAAGAAATTCATGGATGATGTAAATTCGTTCAGAAATTCCTTCGCATACAAAAAAAAGGATGAAATGACAATCCACAGTATGCTCAACGGAATGGCATGGAAAGCAGAAAACATTAACATATTGAACATTTTCGAATTAACGATGTACCAGTTTAGATTGGGTTTTATTGCACTAAATATTATCGGCAACTACCAGTACACCCAGAATTGTATTTCGTCTGGG